AGTGTTTGTTGATCCTTACTTAGCAAACGATGAAGTATTAATGGGTTATAAAGGCGCAAACGTTTATGACGCTGGTGCTTACTATGCTCCTTATATTCCAATGAGTATGCATAAAACTGTTGGTGAAGAAGATTTCCAACCTCGTATCGGCTTCAAAACTCGTTACGGTTTAGCGGTAAATCCATTTGCTGATACTACTAACTACTCTGCTGACCCAGCAAATAGTTTAGCAGCGAATCCTTACTTCCGTAAGTTCGTAGTAAAAGGTCTATAATCGTAAGATTGTAAACATATTGAAAAAGGACTCTTCGGAGTCCTTTTTTTTGCCTTTAAGAAAGTGATAAATATCTATATGAACTGTGAAAATATAAAACAAATGATTAATAAAGGTGCGGTATTACTTGATGTACGTACAGAGCAAGAATTTTTGTCTGGTCACATCAAAGGTGCTATTAATGTCGCTGTAGAGTACATACAAGACCATTACAATGAAGATGATACTATTATCGTATATTGTCGCAGTGGTGCTAGAAGTGGAGCTGCTAAACGTTATTACGACTCAATAGGATACAACATCACTGATATTGGTGGTATAACTAAATTTATAGGGTGTATTGAATGAACGAATTACGTAGTAATAGTTTTACATTTATATTTGAGAAAATTCCTAATGTTGCTTACTATACAACAGACGTACCAATCCCTGCTGTTAACTTAGGTCAATCTATTATTAATAGTAGATCTATCGACTTTAATTTACCTTCTGGTAAGTTAGATTTTGATCCTATTACAATTACATTCAACGTTTCTGAAAATCTAGAAAACTATTTAGAGTTATATAATTGGATGTTAGAGTTAGGACATCCTGAACGTAGTGAAGTAGATCGTCCAGATGATAAAGATGCAACTAGTGACGCTATTGTAACAATTCTCAATAACCAAAAAAATCCAATATTCAATATTATATTAAAAGATTGTTTTCCAATATCATTAGGTGAGTTAGCATTTAATACAGCAGCAGCCGAACCGATTCCATGTACAGCTACTATAAGTTACACATGGTTCGAAATTGTATCTTTAACAACGTGATAAATAGTACTACGTAAGATGAGATTTATATATTATGACCGAAAAGAAAGAAATCACTGTAGAAGTATTAACATCATTCCTTGATAAACAAGTAGAGAATGATTTAGGTGATCGTAAAGATCTAGAAACCTTATCTGTTAATATTCCACACGCAAATAGCAAATACCTAAGATACCTACACGATCAGGGGCTCAAACATATGGAGCTAAAATCTGATTGGGATAGACTGTATCGTGTCAAGTATGATTTTTATCGTTATAACTATAAGTATACATTCTCCAATAAAGCTGAGTGCGAAATATACATTAATGGTGATGAAGATATTATCGAATTAAAAAACAAAATAGAAAAGTCCGAATTAGTTCTAAAGCATTTAGAAGGTATTATTAAGATGTTAGGGCAAACTTCATTCAATGTACGTAATGCTTTAGAATATAGAAAAATGAATGATGGATATATGTAAAGGAAAATATTATGAATGAATTTACTTACACAACTAAATTAAACCACGAAAATATTCAATCTATATTAAAAGATAGTGTAAATATGTATGAAGAGTTTCGATTAATGAAAGAATTATCAAATTGCTTTGTTGGATTCTCTATTAGTCCAGTGGGTTTATATAATAAAAAAACATATCAAATAATGAGTATGGAATTTGATACCAAAGATGAATTAATATCATTTGTACATATAGAAAAGGGAAATTATAAAGCTATGTTATTATATGTAATCTATTCTACTGATGATAAATTTAACCTTAGATTTACTTACGTATAATGCATGATTTGATTATCAGGAAAGTTGATGATATCAATATGTTCATTGAATGTGAAGCAGGGATAGCTCACGAGCTTCAAGAATTCTTTTCGTATAAAGCTGATGGTTATCGTTTTCATCCTAAGTATAAAGCTAAGATGTGGGATGGTAATATCAAACTTTTTGGTGCGTGGAGAAGAACATTATACATCGGTCTTTTACATCATTTAAAAATCTTTGCTAAAAATAGTAAATATACAATTTCTATTGATCCTATGCTTGAAGCTAAGACTGATATAACACCAAAAGATATTGTTGATTATCTTGGTACATTAAAATTACATGCTCACGGAAAACCTATTACTCCACGAGATTATCAATATTACGCTATATATCACGCTATTCACCATAAAAGGTCTACAATTGTAGCTCCCACATCAGCAGGTAAATCATTAAATATATACGGTACAGTAAGATGGTATTGTGATAATTATAAAAAGAAAGTATTAATTATAGTACCTACGGTTACATTAGTAACACAAATGTTTGCTGATTTTGGTGATTATTCTTCAATGGTTAAATGGAATCATGAAGATGAAGTACATAGAATATCAGCAGGTGAAGAAAAAGATACTGATAAACAAATAGTAGTATCTACTTGGCAATCAATATATAAACAACCTGTTGATTGGTTTTCTCAATTCGGTATGATATACTGCGATGAAGTACATGGTGCAAAAGCTAAGTCTATTAAAGACATCATGGAAAAAACAGTTAAGTGTGAATTTAAAATTGGTACAACAGGAACAACAGGTTCTAAAAAAGTTAATGATTTATTAATACAAGGTGTATTTGGTCGCATTAAGAAAACTATATCTACTAAAGAATTAATGGATCGTAAGCAAGTAGCTAAGTTAACAATTAAATGTGTATCTTTATTGTATCCTGATATTGAACGTAAAGAATGTCGCAATAAATCATATCAAGAAGAAATTGATTTTCTAGTCAATCATAACAAACGTAATAAAATGATTGTCGATTCTATTGGTGATATGAGTGGTAACCAATTAGTATTAGTTAATAAAGTTGATCATGTTAAGATACTTTATGGATTAGCAAAGAAAAAGTATCCTAATAAAAACGTATACATGATATACGGTGGTACAAGTAAAGAAGAACGTGAAGAAATTCGTTTAGCGATTGATAAAGATAGTAATTCATTATTATTCGCTACATACGGAACATTCTCAACAGGTGTATCAATACGTAATATTAATCATGTAATATTTGGAAGTCCTAGTAAATCTGAAATTAGAGTACTCCAGAGTTTAGGTCGTGGTTTACGATTATCAGAAACTAAATCAACCGTTATACTTTGGGATATTGTTGATGATCTAAGTATTAAAAAATATAAGAACTATACACTAAAACATTTTATTGAACGTTTTAAGATATACACTAAAGAAAAGTTTGAAATGGAAATGATTAAGGTAAATTTATGATTTTTATCAAATGTGCTTATTGTGAACTTGAGTCAGCTAATAAACTTTGGATGACAGAATATAATTTGGATAAACATATATTCTCTTCTCATCCTGAAAAAGAGTATAGAAATATTAAAGAATTGCTATCATCATGGAAGATGTTAGGTTTATATTCTGAAAAAGAAGTAAAAGAATAGTTACGTTTTTAATAGACTGATCGATATCCAAGACGGCAGGACTATTATAACCTATTGTATGAGACGAGCGTAGCGAGTATCCCGCGAAGCGGTAAAAGAGTACATTGTTAAAATCTATTGTAAACAAGGACGCTGTTATCACTCACTACGTTCGTGAGTTCGCTTTGCTCACACCACTAGATATTTTTACTATTGGTAATTAATTTTATACTAAAGGATATTCTATTGTTAAATCTATTTCTTTCAGACACAGTTACCCTATATTCGGTTACGTGTCCAAATTGCCTGCCTGGGTAAGGATATAGAATATTAAGTCTAAACAGCCGAACTATACAATAATCACCTGCGTTCTCGTCTTCCATTGGTGACACTGAATATAGCACTACCGATTTCCATAATGGTAGCTTTACGATTCATATAAATATGTTATGAATGACTATCTTAGATATAGCTTCATAATTCTAGCTATCCAACGTAACGTTAGTATAATGGTCGGATAGTTTAAATCTACAGCGCAGAGAGGTCTTATGGACTTCGTGGCGAAAGTTTCCATACGTATATCTGCTTGAAACATAGCAATCATTGATATACGTCTAAGTTGAGAGACAATATACTATTTTAAAAATATATTGTCAAGATATTATATATTTATACATATAATAAATTATTATAACCAGAAAATATTACCAAACACCCTAACACAAATAATACCGAATGTCAAGACATTCCTATAAAAATATTTAATGTCTTGACAAATCTATTTTATAATAGTATTATATATTAAAGGATACATTATGACAGAAAAGAAAAGTCCTGATAACCATTATGTAAATAATGCGGAATTTTATCAGGAGATGACCGAATGGGTCAAAACATGTGAAGACGCTTTTGAAAAAGGTGACCCTCGACCACAATTAACAACTCCCCTAGCTGAAAAGATTATAAAAGTTTGTGAAGGTACAGCCTACCGATACAATTTCAATAATTATACTTACGCTGATGAATTCGCTGCCGATGCTATAGAAAATTGCGTTAGGTATGCTCATAAATTCAATTATGTAAAGTATACTTCACCTTACTCTTATTTTTCTCGTATAGCTTGGCAAGCTGCGGTAAGACGTATCCAGAAAGAAGATAAACAGTGGAAAACTAAATTAAGATATACAATGAATGCTGATATTGAAGGTGTCTTG